TTGGCCGGCAGTTGGATGTCGCGTCTGGTGATATCCACGTCCAAGAGATTCCAGCGGATAGCCCGCCTGAGTATCGCGCGTAGTACGCTCCACGCCTTGCGCGCCGCGCCCGAACTGGCGAACCCGACGAGCCACTTGTCCACCAATTCAACGCTTATCGATTCCATCTGCATTGCGCCGAACCTCGGGGCCACGTGCAACCGCCACGCCGACTCATAGCCGACACACGTGGACTCACGCAGATTCGCCGTGCAATACGGCCAAAACCGGCCGTTCCAAAACTCTCGTAACAGCATTTTCAACCTCCGAAAACCCACACGCCCGTTGGCCTATCCAACGGGGACGAACGTGTGGGTTTTACCCACCGTAAAGGAGCTTTCCAATGTCTTTGCTCGCTCACGTCGTCGATTGGCTCGTGCCTTTTATCTGTGGCGGCGTGGCCACGGTTTTGGGCCTGATGTGGCGATGGGGCAAAGCCATGGTCAACGGGCTGCGCGAGCTCCTGCTGTGCCAGTTGGAGGACCTGCGCCGCGAAATGGTCATCGAGCACGACGGAGTGGCGGACGAGGACCTCAAATCACGCTCCCAACGCCTCTACGACAGCTATCACAGCCTGGGTGGCAACGGGCACGGAACCGCTCTCAACGAGGACATCCAATCCGCGCCGATAGCGCCACGACAGTCCTGACCCACGACCGTGGGCCACAAACAATATCCATCCCAGAGAAAAGGGAAACATGGTCAACAATTTGAAACGTCATCCCAAGCCCTCGCTGCCGGACGAGCTTCGCCCGGACGTAGCCCCGGAAACCATAACCGAATCCATTAAGGAGGAGTAATAATCATGACCCAAATCCATATCAGCATCAGGAAGCCGAGGACCGGCGGCCTGGACCCGGTCACCGGCCTGATGCGATTCCGCCCGGTGCGTCGTCACTTCGACGCGGACAAGAACCTCATCATCGCGGCCTCGTTCGACGCGGACTTGTCCGAAAGCGGCGAGCTGACGGTTGACCTGCTGCCCACGACTAGCGCGTTTGTTTGGCAGGTCATCGAGTTGGCGGACACGCCGCAAGCGTACACGCGCTACGTCGAAGTGCCGGACTCCAAGACCAAGGTCGAATACGCGGACCTCGTGGAAGTGGACGCCGGCACGTTCGTCCCGAAGGATATGGCCGGCTCCCAACTGTTGAAGGTTCGCCACGCTTCCACCCAGTCGGAGGCGGAGACACTTTCCGCACAATACCCGGACGAGCTGGTGTTCTTCGACGAAACCGCCACGACCGCGAAGGCCGCTATGGCCATGAGCACGTTGGAGTCCATCACGGCCGAAGCGCAGACGAACGCCGCGTTGGCTAGGAGCGCCATGCTGAGCGCACAGTCCTCCGCGGATTCCGCGACCGCCACCCAGTCCGACCTTAATATCCTCGCGTCGAACGCCAACACGTTGGCGGCTAGCGTCGCCAATGATTCGCAGACCGTGGCCGACACCGCCAACGCGGTTGCGGCGAAGGGCGAATCGGCTATCGCCACCATCGATTCGACGGTGCAGGCGGTCAAGGACAAGGCGGAGGCTGCGACCACCGTACTGCCTTCCACCGGCACCACCGAAGGCACCACCGACACCGGCACCACCGAGGAAACCACGGAGGAACCCGGCAAGGACTCCACGCCAGCCAAGGCCAAGAAGGCCACCGTGAAGGGAGCCTGACCATGCCATCCTTTTACGCCGGCAAACGTGTCGGCAAACCGTTGATGGGAGGCCACACGTACAACGCCATGTTCAATGGCAAGCTCGTGTGGCCCCTCGACAAGGACACGGTCGTCTCCATCAGGATCACGGATGATAAGGGCAGGACGTTGCCCAAGTCTCTAGCCGTCAACGGCACCCTGAAACTGGGAGCGAAGGCCACCTACGCGGACGGTCATGTTGGCGATCTGCTCACCACCAATGACGTGACGTTCGCGAGCAGGGACACTTCCACCGCCACGGTTTCGGGCAACACGCTCACGTGGCGGCATGGCGGAACCATATTGGTGACGGCCACGGTCAACGGTTTCACTTCCGCCGCCACGTCCATCAGCGCGGCCTACGCGCCCGAGTCCATCAAGGTCACGGACGATTCCGGCAAACCCATCGACAACATCACCCTGCGCGTCGGCGAGAGCAAGAACCTCAAGGTGACGATCCTGCCCGATGCGGCATCGCAGGAATTCACCCCCACGGTCAAGGATCGGACCATCGCGACCACGGCTTGAAACGAGCGGAACACGAACGCGCCGACGATGATGGGTGCCTTATCCCCGTGTCCACGACACCACCATCGGCGCGGACATCACCCCGGTCCTACGAAAACTCTCACAAACAAGCCCCACCATCGTGTGGGGCTTACCTCATAGAAAGGAAACCCAACATGGGTGGAATACGAGTCACCGGACTTCTGATGGGTTCGACCAGTCTCGACATCAAGGCCGGCTCCGTCACCAAGACCATCCCGGTCACCGTCAAATCCAGCAACCTGCTGTCCTATGGTCCCGCGTCGGGCAACGGGTTGACCGCCACCGTCAACAGTGACGGGTCATTGCATGTCACCGGCACCGCCACCGGTCAATGGCGTGGCCTGTCGTGGACGTTCCCATGCCCGGTACAGGGCACCGTGAAACTCAGCGGCACTAGTATCGCCGGTTTGAGCTTCAACATCAAGTGCCTCGACGCCAAGGGGCAGCAACTGGGAGACCAAATGAACTTGGGTAACAGTGTCATGGCAATCCCTGCCGGCACCGTCAGCCTGTTCCTCAACGTCATCTCCGCCGAGGCCACGCCCACCGCGAAGGACGGCGACCTCCGAATCCAGTTGGAATCCGGTACTACCGCGCACGATTGGATACGACCCGACAACACGAGCCTTAGGGGTGCTATGAGCTAGCGAACCTGTATCCGCGTGTCACCGGACTGCCTAAAACATTAGGCACCGACCCGGGTGTTATGGTCACGGAACCATCGCCGGGCACGTACCGGTTCAAAGGCTCCACCACACAAAAGGTTGACTCGTGGGATAGCCTGACATGTTCCGTCCATGTGGACGCGGGCACGTACACGCTGGACGCCTCCGACTGGCCGTATGACAGCAGCTCATGGTTGATTGGCATCCAGTCCACTCTCACCCCCGATGACGGCAGCGGACAGACAATCGCGTTCGAACCTAAGGGCTATGGGCCGCGCCCCTTGAAGGCCGGAACGCTGACCCTCAACATTTTCATCAACACCACGGGCGAGGTCGATAAGACGTTCACTCCCCGCCTTTACAAAATCGACTGATTCTAGCCCCACACCATACCGTGTGGGGCTTTTCCATTGACGGCCCCGAGTGGGCCGTGACAATCCTGACCCACGACCGTGGGCCACAAACAACAATCCATCCCGAGAAAGGGGAAAACATTGGTCAATAACAAGGGCAAGCCGTTGTGGAAGCGTCTGCTCGCCAAGGGTACCGCGCTGGCAGCCGCCGTGTGCATGATGCTGCTCCCGGCGACCGCGCACGCGGACATGCAAGGCGTGGACATGAGCAACTGGCAGTGCGGCGCGGACGTGTACAACATGCAGGCCGACTTTGTTGTTGTCGGCACCACATGGGGCACCGGGCAAGTCAACAACAACTGCTTGGTGTCCGGCGTCAACACGGACGCCAACCGCATGATCGCCCAAGCACAAGCATCCGGCAAGAAATTCGGTTTGTATCACTACGCGATGGGCGGCAACCCGGAGGCCGAAGCCCAATTCTTCTATCGCAACACGTCGAACTATTGGCGTCACGGCATCGTGGCGTTGGATTGGGAGATGGACGACAACCCCGCATGGGGCGATTGGGATTGGGTACGCCGATTCATGGCGGAGTGCGAACGGTTGAGCGGCGGTGTGCGCCCATTGCTGTACACCGGCCCGGTGGCCGGCACCATCCCGCAGGACATCCGCAACCGGTACGGCCTGTGGATCGCCCAGTACGCGAACATGAGCCCGACCGGCTATCAGGCATCCCCGTGGATGATCGGCGCATACGGCGAGGCCATGCGCCAGTACTCCGGCACCGGCGTGGTCAACACGTGGAGTCCCATCGACCTCAACGTGTTCCGTGGCGAGGCATGGCAGTGGGATCTGTACGCCAACCCCACCGGCTCCACAGCCTCGGCCACGCCAGCCCCATCCGCGCCCGCACAGCCGAACACTCCCCCGGCCGACACCAACACTGGAGGCATCAGCCACGTCATGCAGTGGGGCGAGACCATCTGGGGACTCGCCGTCGCCTACAACGCATGGCCCCTGTCCGCATGGCACACGCCCTCCGGCGACATCAACCGCTACTACGTGGGCGATGTCGTCACCTACGGCGGCGGCTCTACTGCCACCCCCGCACCGTCCACCGGGGTTTCCAAGGTCCTCCAGTGGGGCGACACCGTGTGGGATTTCGCCACGTCCCACGGCTACAGCGTCAGCCGCTGCACGGTACCCTCCGGCAACATCAACGTCTACTATCCCGGTGACGTGGTGACCTGCCGCTAAAACCAACCGATGCCGTCACCCGATTATGCGGGTGACGGCATCACCATTATTTTTACGATCGGAGCAAACATGACCGACAATCCAACCGATACACCGGCATCCACCGACATCGTGCCCGACTGGCTCATCCCCAGCCGCGTCTACGACATCCTCAAATGGCTCGGCCTCATCGTCCTGCCCGCACTCGCCCTGTTCGTGGGCACGGTCGGCCCCGCATGGGGTTGGCCCCACGTGGACGCGATAGTGACCACGCTCAACGCGCTCGGCATCCTCGCCGGCGCGCTCATCGGCGTCAGCGCCATCAAACAACGCATCGACCGCGCCGCATGACCATCACGCACGGTTCGGCCCC